CCCGTTGGATGGATACATAAGCAGAACAACGTCGGCATCATTCTCGATGTCCCCGGAATCCTTTAGGTCATACAGTTTGAGTCGGCCATTCTTGGCTCCCTCTCGGTTGACCTGTGCTAGTAGGATAATGGCGATATTGAGATCAATAGCCATCTGCTTAATTTTGTGAGAGATACTGGCGATGCCCTCGGCCTTACCCATCTTGGAAGAGAAGGGTATTAGCTGTAAGTAATCAATGACCAGTAGCTTTACGCCGTGCTTGTTGACGAACTGTCGGGTCTGGCTGTATAGATCATCGGCACTCTTGACTGCGTGCGAGGTGTACACGGGCATTGTCTTGAGATTAGAGATGGTCTCGTGAACTCGCTTGACCTGTTCCGGCTGCGCTACGTTGTCCTCCACGCTGCGAAGGTTGACACCTGAGATAACTTGCGTCAGTCTCTTAGTAAGCTGCTTCTGTGGCATCTCCAAGGAGAATACTCCACAAGCGTGACCATCCTTTGCTACAGCCTGGGATACAATGTACAGGGCCAGTGCTGACTTACCACAGGAGGTAGGTGCAGCTACAGTCATTACTTCACCAGCGGCTATGCCCCGATTGCCAAGCTCACTATCCAAGTTATTGGTATGCGTCTTAACAACGTCGGGTACGTAGTCACCTGTTTGCATCCTAGCGATGTCCTCCAGTAGCTCGTCGGCAGACGAACCGATCCCGGTTTTATCTTGGCTGAATAAAGGACGTGCAGTAATCTCGGACTCAAGGGTGCTACGAATCTCGTCATAGCTAAGAGCCTCGGACTCCACATTCTCGACAGCAATCCGGCAGGACCGCATAATCTCACGGAGCCTAGCCTTCTCTGCTACGATGTTAGCATAGAACTTAGCCGTAAGCTCGCTGTAAACGCCGTCAGCTACCGATAGGATACCTGCTATGCCACCGACATCGTCAAGCCCTCTAAGGGACTTCAGATGCTCTGCAATGGACACCTCGTCAATAGGCTTACTCAGTTGAGCAAGATCACCTATAGCTTGGAACAGTAATCTAAATCGTAGTACGTAAAAATCCTCGGCCTCCAGTAAAGGACGCACCATATCATATACGGATGCGTCACCTGGGAATAGGCAGGATGCTATTAATTTTCTTTCAGCCTCAACACTATGTGGCTGGTTCGTCGTCAGTAGGTTTATTTCGTTCATTATCAAGTAATTCTACCAGAGAACGAAGGACTTGTCCAAGGGACTTATGAGCGACACGATTTAACTCCGGCATATGATAACAATCAATTGTGTTATAGATGGAGAGTGATACTTCGGCGGCTTCTTTTATTTTAGTCATTTCGTTGCGGTCTATTTTATTATGTTGGGTCATAAGAATTACTTGCCCCCTACCGAATTGTAAGGGGCAAGCATCTTAGCACAGGGACTTACTCCGACTCTGCTCTTTCGAGCATCCCTATGGCTATCAACGAGTAGCCAATTAGGTCGCGGAATATGTCCTTGGATTGGTCGCCATTAGTAACTACTTTTAGCTGACCATCGTTACAGAAAGCCTTCGCTCTCTGGAATTTGTCCTGCATCCGAATGCATACACCTGTTAAGGGATGAACACCGAACTCGGAGGAGCCGTCAAAGTTTGCGAAGGGGTTATCGCAGCTTTCGCCTCCCGTGTAATCCGAGCATTTGTGGGCGGTTAGTTCCAAAATGGAACTGACCTCGTCACGCCGGAATGTTTCCCACCAGATCTTATCGAATGAGGACATTCTTAGAATGGGGTGTTGTCATTGGTTGGCGCACTTGCAGCTTTTGGCTCAGATGAACCACCGGCTGCTGCTCCGCCCTCTACTGGGTTAAGGGCCAGGGAGAGGAAGTTAGTACCGCTCTTGGCTGTCTTCTTCCAGCCCTTGAGGTAGTAGTCCTTACCTTCGACATTAATCTTCCCGCTGTAGTCAGGATGATTTGGTTTTTCTTTGCGGTCATTGACGAAGAATGTACCGGAGTTTGTGTTATCGTATTGTGACATAATATTTCTTTCGTTATTGGTTATTGGTTGTTAGCGACATCTTCATCCAGCTTTACGGCACGGATGGTTGTGTCAGGTTGTTCTAGCTTGACGCTCAAGTGTTTAGCAAGTGCGTCGATCTTCTGGTTAAGCAATTGATTCTGCTTATCCAAGAGTTTATTGTGCAGGTGTACTGCTTCAATGTTTTCTTTCATCTCTCCGATGATAGTTTCGTAGTGGTTGTCCAGCATTTGAATGCTTGAGATGACATCGATAATTTCGTTTCGTAAGTCCATATTATTTGTGCGCAACAGAATGTTTCGCTTAGAATCCTTGTGTTTGTTTGGTTGTAGGTTTAGGCAATTTGCTGCCGTGGTCATTAGTAGCATCCGGATCTTTGGTATCGTCAATAGCAAAGAGTCCATTAAGTGCATATTTTCTGGCGTAGGATGAGGCCGAGCCAGTAATCTGGGCATCGTCCATACCTTTCTTTGTCTCAGCCTCACGAGCGTAGGCATTAACGTGAATCGAGCTATCACTGCTATCATCTGTGGATGCAATCACGGCGGTTGACTTGACGTATACCCGGCCACCGACCTCAACCATTTCATCGGTGATGACTAAGGTGCAGGCCCACTCGGCCAGCAATGGCTTGACGGATGTAAGGATGTCCTCAGCAGAACGGTAGCGGTAACCGCCGAACTTATTAGTCTGTCCCTTCGGTGCTTTCAAAGAGGACTGAATCCCCTGGAGTTTCTTATGTATGTTCATCGTGATTACTGTGGTTTTGTTATTACTCATATTTATTTTTGGTTAGTTTACGGAACAGCTCTTTACGCTGCTTTTGATTTTTACAAGAAGCAAGATCACCTTCACTTGCTCCTAGGTCTTTCAACTCTGTGACTTGTTCAGCTGCTGTCAAGCTATTTGCGAACTTTCTTGTAAGTTGTGTAAGTCCTACTGGATGAAGGACATCGGTCATCTCCTGCTCCAAGTAGGCAGCCATTGCATCCAAAGTATTCGGCAAATCTTCCTTCTGGCCCTTGCACATCTTGAGGAAAAAGTTTTCAACCTTTCCAAGAAGACTGTTGGCCTGGCGGGAGATTACACCTCGTACCATTCCGGTCTGGTGGTCGTGGTCAAGTACCCAGTCCTGCGTCTTGATGTTCAGGATAGGACAGGAGATGGGCTTGTTGGCCTCCCGGAACTCCTTGATTTGATTCTGTGATAGGTATGTCATAGGTATGCTGATTGTGTGATTAGTAATCCGGATGCGGTTCCGAGCGAAGCTCCGAGACAGTAAGTTAATCTAGTTTCCCACTCGCCAAATGCAATCCTCTTTATGTTGAATGTCCACACTAAGCTGATAAGAAACCCAACAATGATAGCCTCAAAGAACTTTTGATGCGCAACCTGCCAAGTGTTAATTACTACCAGCATAACCTGGGTGTAAGCGTATAGGAATGTTCTAGTCATCTGCTCCAATCTCACAGGATTCACCACAGGCCGATCCTGTATCTAGGAATACGTCGTAGTTTGCGTCCGAGAACATTTGCGTCTGGTCAATATCTCGGTACGGCTCGAAGTCTAACTTCTGTGCCATATCCAAGAGGTCTTTAGTACTTGTGTATTTTCTAAAGATTTTGTGTTCACCATCCCTGTCCTTGTCGCCTTCTCTCACTATCTGATACTTCTCTTCCATCCTTAATGGGAAGTCAAAAACTGAAGGGTCTTCCTTTGCTATCGTGAGTAGCTTCCGCATAGACTTTTTCCAGCACCAAGTGCAATTCCCGTAGTGCTCACCTTTCAGTTCCAGATCAAAGGGCCAGCGAGCGCACTCTTGTTTCACGTCCTCCTTTGTCCACCCAGCATCTGCCAGAGGATATACAAATTTTCGCTCTATGCGATTTTCTGATATGCGATCCATCTCATCTGCGCGTATCCCTATTGCAGTCCAGTAGGTTCCGTTCTTCCAGCCCATCGAACGCCGATGGTCATACATTACCTCCTCCTTTAGTCTGGATGTGCATTGCGGGTGTGTGGGGCCAGGTAATCCATACTTAGCTACATAGCTTTCAAAAGGTTCGCCGTTACGTGCGGCAGTCTCGAAGGTCACAACCTTGTGCCGAATGCCTTTGCCCTTCTCTGGGTTCACTACAGCCTCAACCCACACGACGTTCCAGCCAAAGTGCTTGTCGCATTGATCTACGAACTTGAGAGTATTGTCGTGTTCGCAGCCAGTATTGGCAAAGGTAATCGCTATGTCGTGAGTCTCGGAGAACTTGTCTACACAGAGCTTAGTCATCACAGCCGATGTCCGGCCTCCGCTGAATGATATTGCTAGTTTTGGCTTACTCATATTCTGGGTAGTCCTCTCTAAGCCACTCGATGGCATCTGTTACGCTGAACATTAAGTCCCTAATCTCACCGTCAAGGGAAGTATTAACTCCCATTGCGTTGTCGAGGGCATCCCTGGCTTGTTTCAGAAGCTCTAGTTTCTGTGTGTATTTTTCTTGGTTCATAATTATTGTGGTTGTGGTTATTTTTAGTAGGTAATCAAAGATGGAAATATACGCTATTCACCCGATATAATTTTTCCTTGAGTTGAGGTACTATGGGTGAATGAGAATACTACTTGCCCTTTTGCTTTTCCTGCTTCCATTAATTACTTCGGCTGACCCAGCGATCAAGATACTTTGCGATAGCGGATTAACGCATTCAATTGCTAAAGCTAAAACAATCTATGCGAATGCCGGAGATCATATTTTTTATAAAGAAACAAAAGCTTCGAATGGTATGCTGCTGCTTACCGATGGTAAGGTACAGAAGTTCAAGGCTGGTATGGGCAATCTAGTAGTGGTCGCGGTTGTGAAGAATTACTCATAACTTAACCGCTAGGTTAAGAGCGTCATAGCTTAATCAAATAGTTAAGCGCATCATAGTGAGTTAGTAGGCTCGCTATTAAGTGCAGCTATGGCCTGTTTGAGTTGATTGTTTTCCTCCTGTAGCCGAAGGTTCTCATTGCGTAAGTAGATGAAGTTCTCCCTTACATCCATAATGATTTCAGAAAGTGATGGTTCGTTTAGGTTATCAGTCATAGTATGTGAGTTGTTTCTATTTTGGAAATAGCTGGTTAAAGTGTCTCCGCCACCTCACGTTTAATGAGGGGCGAAGGGTTTGGTGTTATCGGTTGGGATGCCCCCCAGCATCACGGCCTACTAAAGTTGTTGGCAGTCTGTTGAAGTTTTATAGCAGTACAAATCCCCGTTAAACAAATCCCCAGTGCAGCATTCAGATACTGAATCACCGGAGGTTATGCGTAAAACAATTTCATCATTTTCCATTAAATCTGCGTCCCCGTCGGGGTAATTATATAATTCCATTATATTGTTGATCCCGTTGGTAGTTGATAATTAGGTAGCTTGAACTGCCGCCGCCATAGTGCGTAGGTTGACTTGTGGATGCCGGACTGATCCGCTGCTGTCTCAAGTGATATACCACTGTCCCGCATTGAGTCAATCTTTTTCACAACCTCGGCCTTCTCCTCGGTGCTGAGTCGGTGAGTGATCCGGTT